TATAACTTGAATATGATGGCATAAAAATAGGCTGCGGTTAGGCAGCCTTTACTCCTAACAATAAGAATTCTGGGTTAACTGCTGAAATGCTATTTCCATTTACAGAAAGAATAGATGTAAAGGCGGAGCGGGAAAGTTTATTGGAGGCAACATTATGAAACGCTACTTTGATAAATACTTTGGACTCCACTACTTCAGCGATTGCTGTGAGTGGTCCCGCTCCTACCTTTACGTTCATGGGATTACGCTACCGTAATACGCACAATACCTGTGCTGTCCCAAGTAATGGTAAAGTTACCATTTGTTGAAGATTGGTCTGAACCGAAGTCAACATAACCAATCAATGCCTTAGATGAGTTAGATGCACCAGAATCATCATAAACTACTGCATAACGAGCAGTAATTGTTGAAGATGACCATGTTGTATCAGCTGCATCAAGAACAATCACATTGCTGGTGCCATCATATGTAGCTGTTTTAGAAGCTAATGTTGCTCCACCAGTTGTGTAGCCAGTACCAGTTACTTCATAAGAAACTGCATCTGACCAATATGTGTGAGTGTCCTGATTTGGTGTATAAGAAGATGAAAGAAGACCAACCTTAATTGTGTCTGAATCCCAATCTACTTCTTTATTAAGAGCCTTTAGAAGGAAGTTACCGTATAGTTTTGAAGCCATTTGTTATTTCCTCCCTTAGTCTGCTGTCTTCTCAAGGATTGCGAATGCTGAAGGAGCAGTCACAGCGAATGCACGACGTGCACGGATCTTGAGTAGAACACCATCTGTATCGAATTTAGCGTCACGAGAAACTGCAGATTCAATTCCTGCACGGACACCATTTACCATCATGTCTGTGTTTCCTACGATTAGGAGTGGATTTGATTCTACAGGTGCACCTTCACCAGCAGATGCCTTAACAGCACCCTGTGTGAACACAACTGGGTATCCGAACAAGGTTGAGCTTGTTGGTCCGAGTGGTTGCTGAAGGATTGGACGGTGATTGTCATCCTGCAAGTTACGAAGTGACTGCATGAATGTTGGGTGAGCAATAAATGCTACCTTTGATGGATCGAAGTAATTTGACTGCTCTACAACTGCTAATGCATCTGAAAGCTGTGCAAATGTTACGTCTCCATTTGTTTGTTCGATTGAACCAGATGCATCGTCTACAGCCTTGTAAACAGATGTATATGGAAGTGCTGCTGTTGGATCAACTTCTGTTGCTCCAAGGCATGCTAGGTCGAATGACTTAGCCCAACGGCTTGCCCATTCGGTCTTATACTTATTTAGCACATCGATGAAAGAATCATTTAGATCTTCCTCTGAAATGTGCATAATCTTTGCCCACTTCTTTGCTTCTAGGATAATTGAATCAAGTGATGCACCTGCTTCAAGAATTTGGTCACCCTCTGCATAAACAGAAGGACCATCTGCAAAGAAACGAGAAATTAATTTTGTGGTTGTGCCCATAGCTTCTTTACGTGCTTTAGCTTCTACAGCTGATGCACGAAGTGCTTCTTGGACAACAACTGATGAATGCTCTTCAACAATGTAGCCGTTACCGTCTCCACCATTAAATACGCTTAAATCAATTCTTGACATTTAATTAGTTTCCTTTTCTTAGATAATTTTTGCTTGGAATAATATAATCGTACCAATTATTATTAGATCGCAAGCCAAATCGTCCAATTTGAAACTTGCTATATGCTAATTTTAGCACAATTTTTATTTGCCCATAATCTTTTTAGCTTGAATTTCTGATGCTGAAAGCGTAAAATCTGCTGTTGATGAGTTTCCTCCATCAGCCATTCCACCCAAAACACGTTTTGGATCAAACAATTCAGGGAAATCAGATTTCAAAGATTCAATTTGTGAATCTAATCCATCTAATTCAAAATCATCAGTTAGATTAATTTCTGATGATTTAATATATTTCATAAGTCTATCAGCATTTGGAATACCTGAACCACTTAAACTTGCAATAATTTTGTCATGCTTAATTTTTTCTTGAAGCATTCCTAATCTTGCTTTATGTGATTCAACTTCTTGGACAGTTAACTCTTTTTCCTCACGGAATTTCTTAGCATCTGCCTTTGCTCTTTCCAATGCAGATAAAACTGCAGCTGGATCCTTAATTTCTACGGACGTACCATCCATATTTTCCATTTTTTCTCCTATGCCTTTGCGTCTGGGACATTACCTTGCTCGTTTGCAAGTACTGTCTCACGCTCAATTGCTGCTTGTTCTAAAGCGTAGTTATGAGCGTTAATTACTTCAGATGTTGGTGTTAAAGGTTCTCCAGGTTGTCCTAAAGATTCTGCTACAACAGCATCTGCAATTTCTGGATCATATCCAGCCTCAATAAGAATCTGACGTAGAGAAACTCCAACGCTCTTCTTACGAACTGCGATATCCCAATTGTCTAATGAATCGACAGATTCAGCATTTTCCCATTTGATTTCAACATCTGCTGGAACTCCATCAATCTTAAACATAAATTTAAATAAATCTCTCCAAGTTGAACCAAATGCTAATTGGCGATTTAGAACTTTCTTGAATAGTGGTGCTTCAGCTACACGCAAAGCCTGTCCTGATGGAAGGTTTGCACCACGCATAAAGTAATGTGTTGGTGTATTTGTAACTGATGCCATTGCATTTACATATTCAATAACTGGATTTGTAAATGCTGTTGAGTCTGCTGCTGGGAATTGTCCAACAGATGAGACACCTTGTAAGTACCAAAGTTCTCCTGGACCATTTTGTAGAGCAGATAAATTCTCTCTTGCTGTATCATCATCTGCAAAATCAGCAAATTCTGATCCATTTCCACCAGCTGCTAAAGCATAACGCTGTGGTGCACCCTGATAATCAACAGTCAGCATGTGAGTTGATATCAGCTTGTTTATAGCATCCTGTGGACCAAATGCATCAGCATGTTCTGGTCTTCCATATGGCTTATGTGTGCGGAAGTGGAATACAGGAATTTCATTCCATGGATTTGGAATTACATCAATTAATTTAAGATTCATTCCTTGTGACATTGTATCTAAATCACCATATGTTGCATATTTTTCAATACGATCTTTATAATACATGTTAAGTTTAAGAATCTTTGTTGAGTCATCCTGCTTAACCTGCCACAATTTAGCTGCAAATGATTTAATTCTTGGATTATCTTGATCATAAATCATTACGGTATTAATTGGTGAATTATAATCAATTGCTAAATCGCCATTCTCATCTGGCCAAACAATTGCATATGAATCACCATAAATAAGAGCATTACGATGAATTTCATTAATATCTAGCTTAATATCTGTTTGATCCCAAATTGTGTCAATATATGCTTCTGCTTCAGCTGTTCCAGCTAAAATTTGTTTAATTTCAAGTCTATTTAATACAGAATCAACTACAGTTTTGCTGAAATTGAATCTAAAATCGCTGCCCTCATAGCGAAATAACTTAAACCAGCGTTGATTGGCGAATACTTCACCATTTACACCTTCATAATATGATTCTGCTTTATTGTATGCATCTCTTTTAAGCAGTATCTGTTCAAGGGCTACTCTAATGTCTGACATTTTATCTCCTTAGATAGTTCAATTGTCTTGCAAATACTTTTGGAGCCTTATTATCTAGAAAATAAAGCACCCCTGATGTTACCGCATCAAGAACGTCATCATGTGATACCTTTGGGAAGGCATACATTTGCTCTTCTAAAGCAGGGAAATGTTCAGTATGTCTGACTTTACCTTGCTGATAGAAATTTAAAGCTTTTCCAGCACGTATTTGCTTAGATACTGTTTGCTTTATACTCCTATATTTTACAGGAATTTCTTTAAATACGTCTTGCCAAAGATCTCCACCCTGGTTTGTTTCAACATATATGACTCCTGGATCATAAATATCTACAAGTGCTGCTACCCTATCAGCTAATTCTGATGGGGAAACTTTTAATTGAAGTGCCTCTCTGACATATATATTGTCATCTTCGCCTCTACTTAATACAGCAATTCCCGTATAGTCAGAAATTTTAGTTTTAGTAACTGCTGGGTCAATTGAAATAATTGTATTTCCATACCATTCAATATCTTCAATAATAATATCTTCATATGTCCAGAAATTACCATCTGTATTTACAGGTCTATTCATATAGTTTTTAGCAAAGTCACGCATATGACGTTGTGACTGAAGCCACTCTAGAGACCACTTCTCAGGCCATACAGAGCGTTCTGAGCCACTTTCATCAGTAAGTATGGCTGGATAGTAGTGAACCTTCACGTTCTGGTCTGTAATCCATTTTAACTCCTGTGAATCATCTCCATCTGCATGCTTTCTAAATTGATCCATCATTGAATTAGGCATAGTAGTTGTTCCTACTATAATCATTCTGGCATATATATTCATAGGAGCAATATCATCAAATACAGTATTCATCTGTCTTCCTGCTTGATATTCAGAGTAATTCTTCTCACCTTTCTCAATATCATCAAGAATAATTAAATCTGGTCTTTGTCCGAATACTTTCTTTCCAAGAGAGTTAGTATCAATACCGTTAGCGTCAAATATAAAGTCATTACTCTGCACAATTCGCCAGGAATTAGATGCAAGAGACCTGCCAGTTGAATTAACAAGCTTTGGAGTACATAATTCAGGATAATCAGCTTTAAGGTATTCATTAGTTTCCAATTCATTTTTAAATGTCATCAAGTGAGTCTCAGCTTGACTAGCAGCATCTGAAAAGGCCGCAACAAATTTAATATGACCATGAGCGGCGGCCCACATAGGAAGAATTAAAAAGATCCAAGTAGATTTGCCACATTCTCTAGGTGCAATAAATGCATCTCTATGTTGTTTAGGAGTTGTTGGCTTAGTGATCCAATTCTTTCCATATTCAGCAAGATTCCAATGAAATTCAGATAATGTTATTTCACCAAGAGAATTCTTCAAATGATCTGGTAGATAAATGAGAGCAAATAGCATTGGGTCATATTTAGTTAATTCCCGTCTACCTTCAGAAAATGTTAGAAGTTGTGGATTAATTTCATTTAAATATTCCTCTATTGACTTACTATTCATTTATATTGTCCAAATTTTTTTAGAGCAAGGCAAAAAAATTGAAAGCTAAAATATTTTATTTGGGTGGTCGATCTAATTAACAAAAATTTATACCTACCTATTTAACAACCTTTAAACTATCTTTGATCATATTTGATCTAGCTTTGGCTTCATTAAGCATATCTACGATTGCTAAATCTGTGCCATCTTTAGATCTATTCTCATTAATGTTTGTAGATTTACCTTCAATTAGATTAATTGTTTGAATTGCTTTATGCAAGGCATTAGATAGTTTATTAATATCATCTGATGATAGATCTTCTTGGTATAGGGCTTCTACTATTCTATCCACCGCCGCCTGTGCGGCTAATAACTTCTCTTTATCTGTATAGAAAATGTCTAATTGTTTAGTCATATATGCTAATGTATTAGCAGTTGGCATTTCAACATTTCTCTGTTGATAGAATTTCTTAGCAGTATGATATGATTTGGGATAATTCAGCAATCTCATTGCTGGACCAATCCCCATTTCATTAGCAGTTTCTATAAATTCTGTTATTTGTTCTTCTGTAAATTTTGGATATGGCATTTAATTCCTCTCATGTCAACCAAATTGTCGACAAATCGCTTTATCTATATGTCCTTTTAGCATTAAATTGCTTTATGGACGCATCTTTGTAATAAGTCCTATACAAATACTAAAATACTATTTAATTTTCTTCTTATATGTAGATCTGGTTCTAACTCCACCACTTACTTGAACTTTACCTGATTTAATATTAGATGCAATTTGAGCTTTAGCTTTATTTGTTGTCTTTTTACCAATAGCTTCAAGCATCTTATTTGGAGAAGATTTCTGTCTTTGTTTTGGAACATTAAGTCTTCTGTTCATTGATACCGCACTTTGACTCTTTGGTGTTGTAATTCTAGGCATTTTTCTTCCTGTTCTCCCATGCTTTTCTTTTATTGGCCTTGCTGGCTAATTTATCAAGATTAGTCTCTCTTCTTATACCGTGTTTATTGGTATCTATGACTATTCTTGGCTTTCCCGCCCCTAGTTTCTGCAACGTGCTATTTGCCATTATTTCTTCTTTTTCTTCTTAGCCTGTCCTGAGACTGATAGAGCAATTGCTATAGCCTGCTTGCGTGATTTAACTATTGGACCCTTTTTAGATCCTGAGTTTAATGTTCCTGCTTTAAATTCCTTGAATACTTTGTCAGACTTCTTCTGAGCCTTGGTCATTTTCTTCTTCATTTTGATCTCTTTCTTGTCTTATTTATTGGCTTAACTATATTAGATTTTTTAGGTTTAATACGAACCATAGGCAAAGGTTTCTTTTTTTGTATTTCAGCTTTTGGATTTCTTGGTGTTATCTTAAATGATGACAAAGATCCTTGACTTGCTATAGCTCCTGAATGTGGACCTGAAAGATCTGATCTAACCTTAGCTTGTAAGTCATACTTATATTCTCTAAGTTGTTGTTTTTGTTGTGCAAGGATACTTGCTCTAGCTAGTTTGTTAGGCTTTAATATTTTTGTATTACCGCCTATTACTCTTTTTTTAGGTGGCATTATTTTTTCTTCCTTTTTATACCTGAAACTTGTTTTCTATATGAATCTTTACGCACTTGACGTTGACGCATATCATTTATTGATTTATTACGACCTTCTATTGCAGCTGTACTATTATAATCTTTACGATAATCTTTAGTTCCTTTTGTATCTGCTGGAGCTGCTGTAACTTTTCTATATACTCCAAAGGTAGTTTTTGGAGCCCTTTCTCCAGTTGATACAAATGATGTTGGATTAGATTTAGCTTGTTTCATTTGTTTAGCAGCTTTATTAGGCTTAACTAATACTTTATTGCTTTTAGATCTTGTGCCTGATGGATTTCTCCAACCTTCATCTCTAGCTTGTGATGCTTCATTGGCTCTAATTTGTTTTAGTTTAGTTATCTTATTAGGTGATAATGATCCAGTTTTATTTGGCCTATAAAGTTGCATCATTTTTTTACTTCCGCCTTTTGGATTCTGCACTAATCTTTCAGATGCTGATGCTTGAGCACGTGGCATATATTGTTTAAATTCTGGAAGCACTATCTTTGCTTTTGTTGCCTTTGTTGTTTTTGGTGTAACTTTTTTAACCTTTGGTGCTGCTTTAGGTTTTGTAATTTTTGTTGTTGATCCAATAACTGCCATCTCTATAGTATACATTAAAAGTAATAATCCCGCAGCAATTGGAGTAACTGCGGGACTATTTATCATAATAGGGGTAGTACTATGGCGGTGATTCATTGAGCAATGAATCTAAGTAATAGTATATTACAAATGCCATCCTTTGTCAATATCTGTTCGTTTATTTCTTATTTTAGATAATGAATTTTTATTAGAAATTGGATACCACCATCTTGGATTGTTTCTTATATTTCTTGCTTCATATTCATCAAAGAATTTATCTAAGGTTGCTTCAAGTTCTTTAGGATCCATAACCATAATATCTCTAAGCTTGTGAAATTTCCAAAATGATCTTTGGGCTGCTGATTCTCTTCCGACTTTTCCTGTTTCATCTGTTCGTTTTGCATATGGACCTCTTGGACCCCTTTTTACTCCCTTATCTATTCTTGGCATTTGCCTTCTCCATTGATTTCTTACATCTTAAATACCAGCATCTTTTGCAGTAAACATTATGTTTATCTAAACTAGTAGACTTCTTGCCAAACTGGCTTATAGGCTTTTCTAGGCCACAATCATAGCAGACCTTACTCTGATGTACCACCGACTGCTTTGCTTCGCTCCTAGAGGCCATGTAGGCCTTCATATAGGCACTCTGGCATTGCTTACAGTAACTAAAAAATCCATCGCTACTTTTTTTGTCTGTAGAATATTCTGTTACTGGTTTTTCTGTAAAACATTTAACACAAGTTTTCATTTTATTAACCAATCCTGATTCTGTTTTGTCTTTAATCTATGGCAATTTGCACATAGAGTTTGTAAATTCTCTGGTGAATTATTTGATCTGTCCCCGTCAATATGATCTACATCAAGTTGAATTGGGTCTTCTGGAATAAAGTGGCATCTGGTGCATTTGTACCCTTTTGTCCGTTTTCCTTTTCTATGGCAAGTTGTACAGCATGATCTATATAATGGATTGCCATTTTTATCAATTCCCTTTTTCATTACTAAATTACCACACTTACATAGTCTTCTATTCATATGTTACTAGCCATCCTAATTCATCTCCCGCCTGTCCACATGTTGGACAGATTGCATTTAATCTAATATATTGGTCGCAGCTTTCACAATAATATATTTTCTTGCGTTCTGGAATTGTCATCGGCGGACCCCTGGTTCATTAACTATTTCAAAGAAGTTAAATAGTTCTTCAAATGATTTATCTCCTTGCTTTAATTGTTTCAAAGAAGAATTTACAGTTTCGTTAGAAACTGTATTTATATTTGTATTTATATTTGTATTTGTATGTGTATTTATATGTGTATTTAATTGGCCACCAGTACCATAACCTTGTGACTCTGGGTCCACAGGTATGTATAGATTGGCATTATTGTATTGACGCTGTGACAATAGGTAGTGTCTCTCAGTCAATACATTCTTAGCTCTAACTATTGATCTGATTGATAGCCCAGTTTCTTTCGCCAATAATTTATTGGATGGAAAGGCTGGATCTTTCTTGGTAAAATCATAATGAGATGCTATCATTATAGCTACTAAGCGTTCATTTGCTGCTAGGTCTGAAGACCTAATCATGCGGATATACGACATGTAATCCATAGTTATCCCCTTTCTAGGAATAACTTAATTATAATATAAAAATAGACCTATGTCAATAGATTATTTATTGAGTATTTGTAATAGGGTTTCAACCTTGGCTTCAAGTCTATTTATTTGATCTTTCATACTTGAGCCAGAATTAGGTTTAAGTTCTGATAGATAATGTTTAACTAGATTCTTTACTCTTAGTTCTAGCCCGCCTATTAATGTCAGAATACCGATTATTAATTCAACTATTCTCATTAGATATTTCCTGCTATTTGAACTAAACGATACTTATATCCATCTTCTATTCCATTTGGGCCAAGATAGGGGGCAGATTGAGTAATTTTCCATTCTCCACCGCCTTCATATAATACATTTCCTTTAGCGTCTAGAATGTTTTTAATGACTCCATCTATTTGCATCTTTGTTAATGAATCAATAAATGTAGAACCAAGATCTGTATTGGTTACATTTGGTTCACCACCCATAACAATATTCACAGCCATATTAAATTTAATTTTTTGTGGCACAGTTGAATAAACTTTTGTACTAACAGTTCCATTTGCAGTTGTTACTGTTTTATATGAATAATAATCTCCAATAAAAGGAAACTTACGAGTGGTAAAGAATTTCATTAGTATGTTCTCCAGTCAATCTTCTTTGCAAACTGGAAAATCTTTCCAGTTCTAATTGAACGTGGCTTTTTAAATGACAATCCACGAGATGCAATTACAGCAAGTGGTGCTAAAAACGGAGCCATCATTGTATTATCAAAACTCTGTAATGAATCTCCTGCTCCAGCCACATTTACTGCAATTTGTGAATAAACCATATCTTCGTTATCCATCATATATGCAGCTTGATATGCTGTCATCTTATCTAAAATTGCCAAGTCAGAAGGATTTTCTACATCAATTTCTGTTCTTCCGATAAATATTTCAATTAATGCTTGTGCACGATTTATCAAAGACAATTCAACGGTTTTATTTGTGTATTCTTTTACTTTATTAACGGTAGTAAACATTACCCTTATCCAACCTTCCGACTTCTTTAACTCTTATTGGATGAGTTGTTGAGAAATCTAATTTTCCTGTTCCAGATAATTTAAGTTGTAGTAAATAGTCTCCTGGCTGTTCAAATAGAGTTCTATCTGTTGGCCATACAAAAACTAGTTTTCCAACTGCCTTACCTGTTGTTATTAAATTTGATCCTGTTGTAGGAACAATTTCATTATTGCTTCCAACTAAAATTACTTCTATATTGGTGTAGCCAGAGAGGTTCATTTCTGTTCCGTCCTGATTATTTACCTGTATAGATAGAGGTTTAGCAGGAATTTGGTCTTTCCAGTATTGACTAATCATTTGATTACATCCTCTCTTACATATAGTATTGGATCAGTATGCATTACATAAAGAACAATTTGATCCGTATCAAAACTTGATGCTATCACATTTTGAGGCATATAAGCCGTAACTGTTCCTGGAGTTGCAAAATAAGGCTTTGTAAATCCATTTATTAATGCTGTTGCTGTCATTGGTAAAGATACAATATTTCTATTTGGAATATTATTTTTTACCTCATTTATTGTAGCAGATGCAAGCATTGATTGTACATTTACAGTTAGATCTTTATCGGCCACAACTGTTGGATCAACCATGGTTGCTTCTGCAGTAACAGCGAGTGGTCTATTAATGATTCCAGAATAATTTGCTCTTTCTGATAACCATATAAGTCCACGGCTAATCATAGACAATGTTCTAACATCTATTACAGGATTTAAGAATCCCCATTCGACTAAAAATACTGGAGCAGTTCCTCCACCAGTTCCAGTATCAACGCCTTTCTTTCTACCCTTAGATGTTATTGCTTTTGTTTTTGTCCTTACTCCACTAGAATTACTATAAACTGTTAATTTAGTAGGTGAACCAGGATATTCAACAGCAGATGCAATTACATTCCAACCATTCATTGACCAATATTTCTCATAATCATATTCATCTTGATCAATTAAATTAGCTTCTAGTTTTCTATCAACGTTATATGTTTGACTATTCTTATATTGATTATAAGTTGTTTCATCAATAGTTCCATCTGCTTTAGCTATATCTAACCAATAATCAGACTTTAATTCAATAGTATTACGTTCATCTTCAACTTCTGGCAATTCTGTAAAGTTAACAAATATCTTTCCAGCAACCTGCTTTCCATTTAATACATCTCCAGGTTCCACAACAATTGTTGTTGCATATGTATTATATGGATTATCTGTTAATACTGTTCCTCTTCTATAAGAAGAAGAAAATGTTGTAACTGCCTTTCCAGCCTTAATATTTGCAAGTGGAACAGCTTGAACATATGAATTTGGATACCAAATAAATTCATCACCAATAACTAAACCATTAGGTCTATATTCAATGTGATTCCATGCTCTATTTGGATTAGCAAATTCTCTTGCATCAATTGCTTCCCAATATGCTTGTTCAGTTGAAATATAACCTGGCTCATCTGTTAATCCAGTAACTGTATTTATAACTCTATGCTTATTATTCTTATATCTATCATAGAAGAATCCATTTACAAGACCACCAACATCGCCCTGATATCCAATTTCTTGAACTCTTGCTAGGGAATATGGATCTCCAGTTCCTCCACCAATTTCTTCACGAACAGTATTGTTATCATCTAAATCTGATACAGATTCAATTCTGTCAATAATTCCCATATCAACTGCAAGTTGAGCATTTGATATATAAAGAGACATACCAGTATCAACTGCACCTCTTAATGATGTTAAGAATTTTTCAAACAATTCTCTTTCTATTGTTCCAAAATATTCATCTACAGATTCATTTCTAAAGAATGATTCCAATTCAAGTTGTTGATCTGGATAGTTTCTGAAACAAATCATATCAAAATCTGACAAATCAATATCATTAACTAAATCAATATATCTACGATTATCTAGTTCATCAACAAATCCATCAGATATATTATAGTAATATGGAGATTGTCCAGAGTAGTATCCGATAGTTCTTTGATTCTTATATGAGTCCTGATTTACAATTGGGCTTGTATAATAACCTTGAACATCTACTGGGAATATATCCCAATCATAAAATTCTCTTCCAACACCTTCCCATGTTGATAGTTTAAACCATGTATCTCCATCAAAATATCCACCAAGTCCTTGATCGTATGGTGTATTTCTTTGTAGAGAAATATCAAGGCCTTCTGATGTACCTTTATAATATGAGTTACCAATTGGATCATTTCCAAGTCCACGTGTAGACCAGAAGTAAAGCATGAGAGCACGACCACGATTTCCTCTTGCTTTAGCATCTACTGAAGTTGCAGTTGCAGTCATAACTCCAGCTGAAACTGGTACATAATCAATTGCTGCATAGTAATTTAATTCAAGATTCTTGTAAGTCAAGAAATATTGAGGATTCATAGCAATTGCTGAAATATAAATATCTGTGCTTAATGTATTGTCATAAGCATTTTGACCAATAATATTTGGATATGGGAAACTTCCAGTATATTTCTGAAGTTCTAATTGTCCATCAATCCAAATCTGAAGTCTTCCATCATAACCCATTTGGATTACAATATGATGCCAATTTCCATCGGCAACATTAGTCTTTGTTGCTTGATATAAAGTTGGACTTGATAGTTTTGCTACATCTCTTGCAGATATAACTTGTGATCCATCTGTATATGCTTGCATTGCATATAGATATCCATTATTTAAACCAATCATTGACTGTCTATTTGTATTAACATTTGTAGAAGTCCAACTTCCGCCAAATAGATTCTGAGTTGCTTTTGTAGTTTTAATCATGGTTTCTAATGTATATCCACGATCAGTTGTGCCTCCAGCAGTAGATCCAGTTCCATTTCCAAATGCTAAGGAAATATTCTGTAGACGAACTGCTCTACGATTTTGTGCATCTGTATATCCAGTTGTAATCTTTGGAGTAATTGTTATATTAGATCCAATGGCTGTTGCATTATTTTCATAGAAGCCTTGACTTGCTACTATATCTCCAACAGATATATCTGATGTATCATTAAAGAATTTAATAAATGATGGATGAGTTACATAATCATTTGATGTTGTTCCACCTACTGCAAATCTAGCTAAATTGCCCTTATATGCATCATAAAGTCTTGTGAACCATAAACTATCTGTAAGTAAATAGTATGCAGGTGGTATCACCATAAATGCTATTGCATTTAATGATTGTGGTTTAATTAATGCACCCTTAGTTGTAATTATATTTTCAGGATTAACCATTGTGGCATTTGCAATCCAAGGAGCAGCATTCCATATACCAGGAATTCTTGCATATGCTGCTGGCATTTCTGCATATGCATCCATATGTTCTGCACCATTATATTCACCAACTTGCCATGTAACATTTTCAAATGTTGCTGATGCTGTCCATGAAGTTTGAGTAAAATTAACATTCTTATATGCTGCAAAGTTTGGATGCATAAATGTTCCAAATGCTGTCATATATCCATCTGATAAATTGCTTCCATGTGAATGTACTGGATTTGGCATAGAAGCAGATGCAATCATAGCACCATCTATATAATTTACACCAGAACCTGGAATTCCAACTGGTGTTGGCATTTCTGCAGAAAGTACCCAATCTTGATCAATTGTTAATGATCGCCATAATTCAAATACATCTTGTGGTCCAGCAGCACCAGGCCACATTTGCATTTCATCAATTGTAAATGTATTTAATTCGTTATAATCTCCATACCAAGATTTAGCATTTACAACTATATTTCCATTATCTGGATGTGTACTTGTAACTTCAAATGATGCAACTTCTGCTCCATCAATATAGCAATATGCATATCCACCATTTAATACAACTGTATATAAATGCCATGAATCCATGTATGAATCATCATTAGTTGAATATACATTCCAAGTAGAAGGATCATAGAAATTATAACTTTCACCTTCTAGAACACCAAACTTTGGTCCAGAATTGTCATAACCAATTACAACAGAACCATATCCACCATTTTCTCCGCCCAATGCTGACATATATGGGAAGTTTAAGCTATCAATGCCTTCTCCAGTTGTATCAAACTTAGCATAGATAGAATGTGTGCTTCCACCTGTTAATCCAGTTAAACCTGAATATTCAGAAATCCATGTGTCATATGCTGATAAAAATTCATATCCGTATCTATTTTTGGTTGGAACTTCTTTAACTGTTCCAGTAGATATATAATCCTGAATTCCTGTTAAAGATTGATATGTTCCCCAATTCTTTAAGAATCCAGCCTCATCAAATCTTAAATCATAAGATGCTCCTGTATATTCTACAAAATCATTATAAGCATTATTAAATTTAACATTTGGTGTTATTAACGTCG